ACTGTTCCTGATGATCCTTCTACAGTTCGTTCTCTTCGTGCTGCTGCTGCTGCTGCTACTGATACTGCTCCTCCTGCTGCTCCTCCTGCTACTGCTCCTGCTACTGCTCCTCCGGTTACTCTATACAGATCAAGAGAGTGCACGTTAATAAAAAACTCAATTATAATAATTGAAAAAGAATCAGGAACAATATCGTTTAAATTATTACAAAAAATGGGAGTGGGTTCATATGGTGCTGTTTTGAAGGCTGAAATACAAAAAAATAGTAATACGAATCAAGTTACAAAAGAAAAAGGAGCAGTAAATACAGGAGAAAACGCACCAGGAGAAATATCATTAACAGATAAACTAATAAACGAAAATAAATCAGAACTTTTTGCAATAAAAATTTTTCCATCAATGTATAATTTAAAAAATTATAATAGAGAAATAAAATTATGGGATGAAATTAATAAAATAGAAAATGAAGAGAATTTACAACATCATAGTAAATTATTATTTACTTCTAAATATAAGGATAATTATTTATTTATATATGAACTCGGTGATCAGACATTAACAAATGAGTATATAAAAGAAATATTTTTGGATTTAAATATTAAAATTCAACCTGTTGTTTTGGACTCAAAATATGTGGACCCAAATACAGGAAATTATTGGAACCCAGAAACAAAAACAAATTATGATACTAAAGCTGAATTTATATATAAATATATTATTCCAAAATATAAAATACAATTTTTTTTAAAAATTATTGAACAATTAGTTAAAGGTTTAAAGTTCTTACATGGAAATAATATATATCATAGAGATATTAAACCCGCAAATATAATTATATTAAAACCAGACTCAGACTCAATTGAACCGTACTACACAATAGAAAATAGTGAAATTGGTATTAAATTAGATGTACCATTAGTTAAATATATAGATTATGGACTTTCTTGTAGTGAGAAGCAAGGAGTTAATAAAGAGTTAATGTGTTTAAATGAAGATGCAAAAATAGCAACGGATGGGACATTGGAGTATATGGCTCCTGAATTTATATATAAAAATGAAATGAAAGATGTAAAACCAGAAATAATATATAAAATATTAAGAAAAATAGACATTTTTGCTTTAGGTGTTTCCTTATTTGAAATATTTACTGGTTCTTATTTATTTGAAAAATATATGAAGTTAATAGATAATTTATGTGAAGGGCTTTTTAAAAACCTTTTGAAAACAGATAAATTCAAAGTCTTAAAAATAAAATCATATCAATATATGGTTCATTCTAAAGAAGAATTTAAAACTAAAGAAGAATTTAAAATAATAGATTTTTTATTAAATTTAATGATAGAAAATAATACAAATTTTAGAATAGATACTGATAATTTATATAATATAATTCAAGGAGAAGGAAAAGAAATCTTTTTAAACAAAGAGCCATATTTATCTTTTCGCGCAGACACTTCAGACACTTCAGACAGTATTTTTAATACTTATAATAATAGTTTTGAGTTAGAGGATGTAAAAGATTTTTCTCTTAAACAATTATATGATAATAAAATAATGCAATTCCATGAAAGTTTTATGTCTGAACCAATAGAAACACAATTTATTTTGGGTCAAAAATTTTCTGACCTAGGTATAAAATTTGACCCTTCTATCTGCTATTCTCTAAAATTACATAATGAAAGATTAGCAGAAGCAGAAGCAGTAGTAAAACCAACAATAAATGTAATAGGTGAAGAAAAAATTAAATGGCTTGAAGAAGTTTGTATGCAACATACTGCTTCTTTTAATGCTATACCAAAATTATCTATGCCCCAACGGGACCTCCACGACCACCAATTCTTAAATAAACCAGATTTGAGTATTACATATAGAAACGATTTGTTACCATTAGAATTACATTCCGAAGAAAATTTTGTTTTCGAATTTGATGAAGAAAAATATATAGAGGAAAGTGAACAAATAAAATATGAAATTGAATTACTAGAAATTAAAACCACACCGCAGAAAACAGGTAGGTTTACAACAACAACCGTTAATACTTTAACAACTGAACAATTAAATGAGTTAACTCAGTTAAAAAAAAAATTAGAAGAAACAAATATACAAAAAGAAAATCATACTATTTCAATACAAAAATTTAAAAGTTCAATAAAAGAAATAAATAAAATACTTAGAACAAGTAATTTTCACTATATATAACAGAATTTACACATTTTAAACATATATTACTACCTGATATACATATACCACAGAACCCACATAGGTTAGAACACATATATTCATTATCCGAAATATATTTTTTATGTTTTTTTTTCTTACACTTCATACAGATCACTAAATTATTTAGAAATTTTAATTCTTTTATTATTAGATATGATATATCTTCATTTATTAATTCTGTAAATATTTTTTCTACTTCTAAATAATATTCATCCATATAAATATTATATATATTTAAATTTCTTCTTCACTTGTTTGTTCTAATTCTGTATATAATTCATTACTTATAATACGGTTATTTGCTGCTTCTACTTCATTGTATAATGTGTTTTCTATGGGGTTGTTTTTAGAAAGTTTATCATAAATATTACTATATTCTACATTTGAAATTCTCATATTATCTTCTTGTCTATACATAGGATTTGGTGTTAATTTAACACCCTTATTTTTTTGGACTTGACTATACATTTCTTCTTCTTTATATAAAGGGTTATTTCTTTTATTAATTTTTCCATTTTGGATTTCACCATATTGGACTTCACTATATACAGGATTATTACATTTTTGTATCATACTATATTGATTCGCATCAACATAAACAGGATTATTCATACTCCTTTCATTATTTATAACATGTATCTTATTTACATTTGAGTAATAATATTTTACACATAATATAAAAGAAGCTATTAAAAGTAAAGATAACACAAATATTAATATTATCCAAATTAAATACTTATGACCAATATTTGTTATTTCACTATTGAAATTTATTATAGAAATATTCGTATATGGTGTTGTTTGTGTTGTTTCAGTAATTATAGGTATATTATTTGTTTTTGTAGTGGTTGTGAATATAGTAGGTTTAAAAATATCAGTTTTTTCAGCCATTTGCGGTGTAGTTGTGCTTGATTGCACTGTAGTTGTGCTTGATTGCACTGTAGTTGTGCTTGATTGCACTGTAGTTGTACTTGATTGCACTGTAGTTGTGCTTATATGAGTTAAAGAAGTAGTATTCTTTAATGTATTAGTTGTGCTTGTTTTTGAAGTTGTTGTTTCAGAAGTTGTTGTTGTAGTTTCAGAAGTTGTAGTTTCAGAAGTTGTTGTTGTAGTTTCAGAAGTTGTAGTTTCAGAAGTTGTTGTTGTCGTTTTTGAAGTGCTAGTGCTTGTTTTTGAAGTTGTTGTTGTAGTTTTAGAAGTTGTTGTTGTAGTTTTAGAAGTGGTGGTTGTTGTTTTAGAAGTGCTTGTTTCTGAAGTAGTTGTTTTAGAAGTTGTTGTAGTAGTTAAATGATTTATTAAAAAGGTATTACTTACTCTTGGAATATTATAATCTTCATTTACTACTTGTATCTTATAATTTCTATTATATTCATTATACTCTAAATCCCATAAATAATAGTTATTTAAGAACTTATTTTCTACTAAATTCCTTATTAATTTATTATTGTCTTCTAATAAATTTATACTAAAATTATTATAATTAGAATTATCCTCTAACCAACTAATATTCATTTGATTACCTTCCCTGCTTACAAAATCATACCTATTTTTATTCGGTTTTTCTACCAATAAACCATAACTATTAAATATGGGACTATATCTCTCGATTCCCGTGTCTTGTTCTTTTATCTTTATTCTTAAATCATAACTCGCAATATCATTAAAAATATCATCCAAATACCAATTATAAATATCTATTTGACTATCTACATTATCAGCTATTGATAATTCCCCCCACCACTTAGTATTTACATAATATTCCAAATCTATATCTATAAAACCCTTAAAACCATTCCATTGAATTTCTACATTTTTTTTAGGTATTACCACTGAATCACTAATAGGTTGTGTTACGTTCATATTGGTTTTAATACTAAAATAATCAGATAAGATATAATTATTATTAGTATTAGTCAGAGAACTAGAAAATCCCTCCGTATTCGTAATTACTAACTTGAAATTATGATTTAATAAATCATAATAATTTAGATTTCTAGGCACTTTCCATAAATAATCCCCTTCAGTTACTAAATCATCTAACACTAAATCTCCATTTTCATATGTTGATAAAGTATTAGATGTAAACGAATTTGTATCTTGGTGTAATAAATAAATATGATAATCAGTTAGGTTAGATAACCAACTAATATTATATGAATGATCAATATATAATTCATCATTCACAGTAGGAAATATGAAATTTCCACTTGTAACTAAAATAAAACAGAAAAATATTATATTCTTAAACATATTAGCATATATTTTACTTTAAAATCTTAAATATATTATTCAAAATTGGTTTTTATTTATTAATGTAAGAATAACCTTCTGCCCGAAATTGCCATATACATTCCATATTCGTCGCAAGCATTTATTACTCCTTCGTCTTGTATACTTCCTCCAGGATTTAAGATATATTTTACATTATATCTTTCGGCATAATCTATATTATCTCTAAAAGGGAAAAATGCGTCAGAACTTAAAACTAATTCTTTCATATTCTCATTCAAAAAATCTTTTTTCTCGTCTTCTGTTAATAATTCCACAACACCCATAAATAATTTCCGCCATTCTTTCAATTCTATTTCCGTAAAATCCCCATTTACATATTTTATAACCGCATTCACCTTATCCTGTCTTTTTACGTTAATCTTAAATTTGCTCAGCAAATCAATTGTCTTAGGGTGTCTCTTCAAATTAAACACATTTGCCTTATTTCCAGCCAGTTTAATACAATCCACTCTATTTTGTTGTCCGGCACCAATACCTATAACTTGTCCTTTATTCGCAATTGTTATAGAATTAGAAGGAGTGTATTTTAATGTTATGGTTGCCAATATTAAATCTTCTTTCTTTTCTCTACTTATTTCCCTATTTTCCGTCGGTACTTTCTCAAAATAATCATTTAATACTTTTTCATCATTACAATCTTGAGATACAGCAACACCCATTATTTCCCTATATTCCACTCTATTATAATCTATATCCCATTCTCCCTTTATAATAGTAAATTTTCCTTTTTTCTTCTGTTTTAACATATTAAACGCATCTTCTGTATATCCTCTCGCTATTATACCATCACTCACTTCTCTTCTAATTAATCTAGCACAAGTTTCATCTACTATACCACTAATAGCTATAAAATCCCCAAATGAAGAAAGAGGGTCGCAATTACGAGCCCTAACAAATGCACGACCACTATGCGATTCATTCAAAACCTCGTCAGTATATTTTTCCAAATCATACAATACCTTCTCTAAATTTGTTATTATGCCTCTTGAAGTTCCTACGCCAGCAGGAGCAGTATGTTTAAATGAAGTAGCAGTCATATATCCTAAGTTTTTTTCTGCTTCGTTAACTAGAAGCCAAGAATTAAATGCGTCTAAATAATTAATATATCCCGGATTACCATTCAAGACTTCAATTGGCATTGTGTTATTGTCAATTGTATGAATGAATGCGTTTGTTTGATATGGATTACAACCATATTTAATTGGCGTTTGTTCGATATATTTCCTAAATTTAATCCTCTTATCAAAATAAGTAACGATATTTTGGTCATATTCTACAGTATGTTGAAATGCTTTTAATGCTAAGTCTTTTCGTAGAAGTGTTAAAGATACTATATATTGATAAGAATCCATTAACTGTCGATAATCACTTGGATCCGTTAAAACTAAAACATTTTTATAATTTTTGGCTGCTGCCCTAATTAATGTTACACCTCCAATATCTATTTTTTCAATTATTTCCTCTTCTGTTGCGTTTTTTATATTAAAAGGATATAAATTACTAACTATTAAATCTATTTTCTCTAACTTATACATACTATTATTGAATTTCTCATAATCTTCTACATGTTCCAATATAGTGGGGTCATATAAAATACCACCATAAATTTTGGGATGGAGAGTTTTGACTCTGCCACCTAATATTTCAGGGAACCCAGTGAAATCACTAACAGATTTAATTCTCTTAGTATAATCTATATCATTTAATTCTATATTTCCATTTTGAATATTATCTACAATGTGATTATATGTCCCACCAGTAGAAATAATATTGTAATCATTATTGAAAAGAAATTTGACTAAGTCTATCAAATTACTTTTATCACTAACACTAATTAATGCGAGTTTCATTTTATAAACAAAATTATAAAGATATTCTTAAATTAAAATATTTCACTATAAAATAATTTAAAAATTGATTTTTTTTTACAAATTATAAATATTAAAAATGGCACAAGAAATAAAAATTCAAGAAACTAATAAAAATACTTCATTACTGGAAGATACTTATCCCGAATGTATATGTAGTAATTGCCTATGTGGAAAAAGGAGTTGCTTCATCTGTGGTAGCGGAACTCTTCCATTAGACTATGAATTATGTAAAATACACGATTTTTGTAGTGCTGGTTTAGAAGGATGTTTTGAAACATCCATATATATTGTAAATGGGAAAAAACACTATTTGGGTCCACTTGATAATTATGAAAGAACTGATTTTATTGGTAAGTTTGCGAAATGTATTAAATGTCGTTCTCATAAAGATTTTGAATTAAAATATTTTAAAAATTGATTTTTTTTTGTAAATTATAAATATTAAAAATGTCTAAACAAACTATTAAAGAAGAAACTATAAAAGAAACACAGGAAGAAGAAAAAATTAATCTTCTTTCTTCAAATGATATTAAAGGTATTGCGGAATATATATTAAATGGAGCCAAAAACATTATTGTAATGACCGGTGCTGGAGTAAGTGTTTCTGCAGGAATACCGGATTTTAGAACTCAGGGAACAGGTATATATTCTAAATTAGAAGAATATGATTTACCATACCCGGAGGCAATTTTCTCAATTGATTATTTTAAAGAAAAACCGGAACCATTTTATACCTTTGCGAAGGAAATATATCCTGGATTACATTGTCCTACACCAGCACATTATTTTATAAAATTGCTGGCTGATAAGAATATTCTACAGAGAGTTTATACGCAAAATATAGATAGTCTTGAACATATTGCGGAAATAGACAAATCACTTATTGTTGCGGCACACGGAAACTTTGACACGGCTACTTGTATTGAAACAGGAGAAAAAATAGACCCCGAAGAAGTTAAAGAATATATACTTTCAGGTAAAGAAGGGTGGGAAGAAATGAATGAAAAATATGGTGGTCTTGTAAAACCTGATATTGTATTTTTTGGGGAACAATTACCCACCAGGTTTCATAAACTACTTGAAGAAGATTTCCCTAAATGCGATTTACTTATTGTTATGGGGACTTCCTTAAAAGTTAGACCTTTCTGTTCTCTTATTGACTATGTTCCTAAAAATATTCCAAGATTACTAATTAATAGAGAGGAAGTTGGAGTAAAAGAAGATAATGAATTGTCCGTTCTGATACAACAAATGGAAGGATTTAAATTCGAAGATGAATGCGGAGATGTTTCACTTCTAACAGATTGCGACGAAGGAGTTAGAGAAATCGCAGAAGAACTAGGATGGTTGAATGAGTTAGAAGAATTAATTTTAACTGGAAAAAATAAATTGGGAAATAAATAATATATATATATATAATGCCTTCTTCTAAAATTTTATTAGGTTTAGTAATTATTATTTTTATTTATTTATATAAACAACAATATATTTATCGAGATAATATGGCCAATATGCCTAATTCAAATCCGTGTACTGATAAATTAAGTGATTTGGAATATTTAGAACATATGATTCCACATCATCAAGTTGCTATTGATATGTCTGTTTTATTACAAGAGAAAACTAAATCAAATGTAATGCTTAATTTATGTAGAGAAATAATAAGAATACAATCCTATGAGATATTGGAAATGGAAAAAATGAAATCATATGACGGAAGTCTTTTTGAGGATAATAAATGGACAAAAGAAGATATTAAAACAAAATTAGATATGTATAATCCTACTTTATCAAAAGCAAAAGAAGGAGAATGTAATCCCTTATTTTTTAAACCAAATGACCACTCTAAAATGATGAAAGGAATGAAAATAAACGAAAAAAGTTATTTAGAACATATGATACCACACCACCAAGTTGCGATTGATATGAGTAGACGTTTATTATTACATACAAATAATTCTTATTTGTTGGAATTTTGTAGAAACTTAATAATAGACCAACAAAGAGAAATATTATATATGAATAATTTACTTAACAAAAAAAATTATTTATATAAAAGTGAATTAATAAATTAAAATATGTTATAAATAATAAATAAAAGTTAATTAATAAATAAAATATGTTATAAATAATAAATAAAGTGAATTAATAAATTAAAATATGTTATAAATATAAATGGGCGAAGCAAATACTTTAATTGTTTTAGTAATTATAATTATTGTATATATATATTTATATAAACAACATCATATTTATCAAGAAAATTGGGAGGTTTATAAACAAAAACCATACGGACATATTAAAACAGGTTCTGAACCTATGAATTATTACGTTCAAAAAAGGTATAGGAAACCATATAGATATCCTTTTCAATTTATGAAAACAGCACCTTTCAATCATTTATCTCACTTGGATTAATTTTATTTATTTTTTCTTGTATTATTTCTTTTAATAGATTTATGCTTTTTTCTCATATTCTTTCTTTTAACAGATTTATTTTTATATTTTATATTTTGTTTCTTTTTAGATTTTTTTTTTTTTGCATGAGTTTTTCTTGTTCCTCCTGTTGAAGCTCTCCCCTGAGGTATGTTTGAAATTTTTTATCCAAACCGTTGTCGTTGTCGTCATTTTCCGCAGGATTGTAGGCTTTTGCCTTCTCCAACTGCGCCACCACCTCATTGTGCCCTTTCTCTACAGCGATGTCAAGAGGAGTTTTATTATTGTCGGTCCTTTCTTGATTCAAGTCGGCGTTTGCAGCCACCAACTGCGCCACCACCTCCTTGTCCCCTTTGAATGCAGCTGTGTAAAGCGGTGTCGCACCAGTGTCGGTCCTTTCTTGATTCAAGTCGGCGTTTGCAGCCACCAACTTCGCCACCACCTCCTTGTGCCCTTTCTCTACAGCGATGTAAAGCGGCGTCGCTCCATCAATGGTCCTTGCTTGATTCACGTCGGCGTTTGCCACCAACAACTTCTCCACCACCTCATCGTGCCCTTGTTGTGCAGCAACGTAAAGCGGCGTCGCACCAATGTCGACCCTTGCTTGATTCGCGTCGGCGTTTGCCTCCAACAACTGCTCCACCACCTCCTTGTGCCCTTTTTGTGCAGCAACGTAAAGCGGCGTCGCACCACCGTCGCCCATTACTTGATTCAAGTCGACTTTTGCAGCCACCAACTGCGCCACCACCTCCTCGAGCCCTTTGTATGCAGCGGTGAAAAGCGTCTCTCCACCAATGTCGGTGCTTGCTTGATTCACGCCGGCGTTCAACTCGTTGTTTGCCTCAAACAACTCCTCCGCTCTTTTGGCGGCAATCAAACGTTTTTGTTTAGTTTTCATTTTATATATATATAAGAAAATAAATTAATTTAATTTTTATAAAAATAAAATTAAAATAAATGTTAAAGAATAATTAATTCTATATAATCCAAATAATTCTATTAAAAAAATAAGAATGATATTTTATTTTTTATTTCAAATAATAATTAATTTACATTCTATATTATCTAAATATTCAATATCAGTTTCCTTATAATTATAACTATCTTTTTTTACATATTTAACGTAATTTATATATTCATCAATAATATAACTTTGTCTTGCTGTAAATATTTTAGATTATTTCTTTTTAACGGATTTATTATTTTTTCTCATATTCTTTCTTTTAATAGATTTATTCTTTTTCTCATATTCTTTCTTTTAACGGATTTCTGTTTTTTTCTCTTAAACGATTTTTTCTTCTTACCTTTTTTAGAAGTTTTTTTTCTTCTTTTTAATCCGGCAGTCTTAGCACTGTGTAGAAGAGTAGAAACCTCATTGTGTTCCTTCTCTATAGCAGCATTCAATGGAGTGAGTCCATTGTCGGTCCTTGCTAGGTTTGGGTTAGCTTTGTGTGCCAGCAGCTCCTTGACAACATTAACGTGGCCTTTATCCGCAGCCACATACAGTGGGGTGCGTCCATTGTCGGTCGTTGCCTGGTTTGGATTTGCGCGGTGCTCCAGCAGCGCCGTTGCAACCTCAACGTGGCCCTCCTGCGCGGCAATGCACAGTGGAGTGGTTCCATCGTCGGTCATTGCCTGGTTTGGATTTGCGTTGTGCTCCAGCAGCGCCGTTGCAACCTCAACGTGGCCTTCATACGAAGCCGCGCACAGTGGGGTTTGTCCGTCGTCGGTCGTTGCCTGGTTTGGATTTGCGTTGTTATCCAGCAGCAGCTTCAAACAATCCGCGCGGCCTTCATCCGCGGCCATGAACAGTGGGGTGACTCCATCGTCTGTCCTTGCCTTGTTTGGGTCAGCTTTGTGCTCCAGCAGAGCAGTTGCAATATTAATGTTGCATTCTTCCGCTGCCATTAACAGTGGGGTGGTTCCATCTTCTGTCGTTGCCTTGTTTGGGTCTGCTTTGTGCTCCAGCAGCGCAATGACAACATCAACGTGGACCTTCTCCGCTGCCACATACAGTAGTGTGGCTCCATCTTTGGGCCTTGCCTGGTTTGGGTCAGCGTTTTTCTCCAGCAGCGCAATGACAACATCAACGTGGCCATTCTCCACTTCTTTCAATAAAACTTGTTTATTTTTTAGGTAGGTTTTTTCTTTTTCTTTTTTTTCATTTTTTTTAATTTTATTAAAATTATAACCATTCAACATAAGAGCCATAGTAGAATTGGGATTAATGCCTCTAGCTTTAAAGGTGTGTTTTTTTTTATTATTTTTTGATTGTTGTTTTGAAGGTTTAAATTCTAATTTTGGATGCATTTATATTATAATATAAGAAAAAAATTATAAAATATATGAATTTATTTAAATATTTCTATCTAATTATTTTTATTTCTATCTAATTATTTGTATTTTTATCTAATTATTTTTATTTCTATCTAATTATTTGTATTTCTATCTAATTATTTTTATTCTAAATAATAATTAATTTACATTCCACATTATCTAAATATTCAATATCAGTTTCTTTATAATTATAACTATCTTTTTTCACATATTTAACATAATTTATATATTCATCCATAATATAACTTTGTCTTGCTGTAAATATTATATTATATTCTACCATTTCCTTAAACTTTTCAAATATTTCAAATCCAACGTGTCCCTCTAAGAATACACCACATGAAACTATATAATCGAATGACCCTATTTTATCTTTTATATCTTCTATATCCATTTCTAATAAATTCATATTCCATATTTCGTCATATACTCCTTTGTTTTCTGCTTGTTGTATCATATTATCTGATATATCTACACCTATCAATTTAATATTTATTTTCTTACTCTGACATAATCTTCTAATATTTAATCCTAATAATCCAGTTCCGCAACCAAAATCTAATATTTTTATTACTTGGTTATCTTCCAAAAATTCATTTCCTAAAATCATATTTACAAAAATATTTGTAAAATTATGCGGTCCTTTATAACCTATACTACTTACGTATTCTTCATAAGTTTCTGCCCAGTGATTATAAACATTTTTTTTATCACATTCACTTTGAAGTGATTTATTATGTAAAATAATATCCATTATTACTTATTTATTATAAAAATAATTTTAAATAAATAAAAATATAAAATCAAAAAAATATAAAATATATATACAAAAAAAATATAAAAAATAAAAAATGAATTAATTTAATTCAATATCTTTTTACAAAACAGAACGCAGTTTTCAGGGTGTAATATAGTCGCAACCGGGACTTTGCTTGGCATTTGTAAAGTAGAATTAATATTAGTCATCATATCTACCTTATCACTATGCGGAGGACATGCCACAACAGGATAATGTGTATTACACGCGGTTATACCAGATAAGGCATTACTCATTCCGGCAACAGTAATAAATACCATTTTTCTATTAATCCTTTTTCCATAAATAGTATATTCGTCTAAAATTTTCAATAATTCTTTAGTGCTCTTATGTGCGGAACATACGTGTTCTCTATGATAAATCTTATGTTTTATGAGACTTTTACTAAGTTTTTTAATATGTGTTTCATCTGATTTAGATCCACTTAGAATAATAACACACGGAGAATGAATATGTTGGAAATAGTAATCTATTATAGGCGTTTCCATATCTGCTTTAACTTGTGAAACTATTGGTTCTTCGTATTTCAAATTAGTTAATAATTCATACAAACCTCTATAACAATCAAAAACCTTTACTTTCTGCAGTTCTGGAACTAATGGTATTTTCTCCACTTTATATGGATCACATACACTCTTAATATAATCTCTAGCAGCATCTTTATCTAATTTAATTGGATTTGGATTAATATTAAAATCTAATAAATTACTCTCTTTTTTCCAATATCTAGACGAATCACAAGTATGAATTTCGTCTATCAATATTATATTTCCATGTATATCATATCCAAATTCATATTTAGTATCCACTAAAATTAATCCCCTCTTATCCGCCTCATACGAACCATATGAAAATAATTTCCTAGCCTTAGAATAAATAAAATCTAATTCCTCTAATGTCACTATTCCTTCTTCTAAAATTTTCTCAGAACTAATCAATTCGTCTCTTTCTCCCTTAGTTGTTGGTGTTATAACAGGATTCGGTAATTTTTGATTTTTAACATATCCTTTGGGGAATTTTAAACCACAATAAATAAATTCTTCATTTTTACTGTCTAAATTATAATGCTGATTATAATGAGTCCATAATGAAGTTTGTGTATTACCGGTAATATATCCTCTTACAATAATTTCGAGGGGAATAACTCTACATTTTTTTGCAATTAAATAACTACCACTTACATATAATAAATGATTTTCTATTATATGTCTTGTATTAGTCATCCACCATAAATTAATCAAATTTAACATTCTCCCCTTTCCATCTATATTACAAATATGTCTATCAAAAGAACTTAATCTATCTGAATGGAAAAAACAAACTAAATCATTTCCAATATTCCACCTATCCCTAACTTTACCTGAAATAATTTTCACTGAAGAATCTAAATCTAAATCAATTATTTTATTTCTACCTAAATCAATTAAATTTAGAGTTTTCATTATACTATTTAATAATAAAGGTTTTTCGTTGGATTGAACTCTTTTTTTTAATAAATGTAATGTATCTTCCTTGAAAATTGGAATTTCCATATAATCTATAACTTCCCCTGCGTCTAATTCCTCTATGACCTTATGGACCATAATACCTGTTTGAGTAATTTCCCCTTCTTGATATTGATTAAATGCGTATTCTATGGAATTTGCGCCCGGGAATTTACCAGGTAAAGCAGGGTGTAAGTTTATAATATTCTGGAAAGCGTTGATAAAATAACTGGTTAGAATTCTCATCCAACCCGCTAAAACAACTAAATCAATATTAGTATTTAAATTTAATATATCAGATACTAACTCTAAATCATATCTATCTCTTCTTTGACCTTTATTTTCTCTTATAATAATTCTGTGCTTATTATTTTTAGCTTTTTCAATAACATGTGCGGTAATTTTATCACAAACTAAGGCAACAATATTAATATCTAAATTTAATTGGGAAATACAATCAGTAATATATTGGTAATTGGTACCATTACCGGAAGCAAGAATAATTATATTTTTCATTTAAAAATTAATAAAAATTAATCTCTAAATGATTTATTTTAAAAAATATAAAAATAAAAAATTTAATCAAAATTTAATAAAACAGGATAACTATTTTTATTCATATTTTTAGTTGCTGCTATAGATAAGGGTTGTCTTTTCTTTCTTATTTTCTTTTTCATTGATTTTTCTAATTTCGAATTTTCTAAGTCTAAACAATTCAAATCTACTTTATTTATATCTGATTCTTCATTATTTAATTCTAATTCTAATTCTAATTCTAACTCTGTTTGTTTTAAAAAATTATTTATATTATTTTCTTCTACTGTTTCTCCATTACATTTATAATCCACGGTCTCCGAAACATCTCTAATTCCTTTACTTTTCTTATTTTTTTTGCTTACAATTTCTACTTCATTTATATTTTTTTTTCTTGTATTATTATTCATATCTACTTCTATTTCTTTATAATGTTCCATAATATATTTGATAATATTGTTTTGTATAGACCACCTAAAAAAATTTAATTGTCCAACGGTAGTAGTAATATATTCACTTTCATTAAAGTAGAAATTTATTCTATTTCTCCTACAAAATGGGTCAAACTGTTTTTTGGAATAAGCTCGTAATTGTTCCTTATAACTTAAAAAGACATTTATTTGTCTAAAGTTAGTATATTTATCCATATCTTTTTTACTAAATTTTAATCCCTTCTTCATAGTACTTCTTTTAGGACTTGAAATTTTAATTTTTAAACTATAATTAATATTATACTTCTTCGCATAATTCGTCACAAACCAATCGATTATTCTTAAACTTATCTTATCTTCGCCATTTAATATACTCATTAAATTAATTTTATTAGATTCATTTTTATAAAAATTATTTAAAGAAACTAACAATAATTCCTGCTTCCCCTGAATAAATTTATTCTTAAGTGTTGAATTCATATTTTTGTTTTTCTATACTTAAGTATATTTATATTAAAATTATTTCTTTAAATAAAAAAATCATTAATACATGAAATAAAAAAATTAATAGAATTAGTATTATTTTTTTGGATATATTCTAATTCTGTAATTAGTAAGTCTTTTATATTATTTTTTTCAGTTATATCAATTATATTATGTTTTAATTTTACTGGATTTGATATCATAGGTATTTTTTTGTTATTTGTTTCTGATGTATTTTTTTCATTTCTAATTTTATTCCATTTATATGAAAAAGTTCGATATATATTTCTAATAAAATAATCTGGAAGTGTTTCATAAATGAAAACATAATATTCATTATCAAAAATAGTCAATAACTTTTTTATTCTCTTTAACTGGTTCAAACTTATATTATTAAAATCTAAATTACTAGGTTTTTTTTTACTATTTTTTAAAGATTTTAATTCTTTAATATCTGTCAATATCTCTAAGTTTATATCTAGTTTTTGGTAATTCATATATCTTATAATTTTTTTATGTGTGGGTTCTTGTATTGTCATACTTTTATATTAGAATAGTAAATTTATTAAAATAATGAACGATAGAAAATACCTATAATATATTTAATATATATCATAATTATAATTCCTATTTGTATCATTTGGTTCCACACCAAAAGTATCATCTTCTGTTAATTCATAATCTTCGAACCATTCTATTGTTTTCTCTTTATTTTTTATCAAAACTAACATTTCATTTAATATTTTTTTTATATAATTATCTACTATCGTAATAATTTTTTGATGATTTTCTATAAAACCGTAATTTACTACTATACTTGATAATATATTTAATATCCTTTTTCTCTCAAATTTAATATTATGATAATCATTTTTATAACCTTTATTATTTTTGACATTTTTTATCATACTATTTCGTATTTTTCCAATATTTTTTAATATAATTTTACAATCATAATATAATTTCTTATCTATTTTTTTTATAATTTGCAATACTTCTTTAAGATTATCCTGTTGAATGAAATTTTTTAATTGTTTATTTTTTTTTCTAAAATTTTCGGTTATACCATTGATAGATGTTAAATTTTTAGAAATTAAAAAATTGTAAATCTCTTTATGAAATATTACAATTAATATTACTATAATTAGTCTTATCATTACTAAATATCTATATTTTTTATTATTTATATTTCTTCCTCATCGAAATTTAATATTCCATTCACCATTCTACCAACAAATTCAGATTCCATATTATAAACATTATTGTTCTTTATATTAACATAATATTCGTTATCCATATAAGTATATTTATGACATTCTATTTCTTTCATATCTTTATCTTCTTCGGAAATAATAGTTAATGTAATATTTTCTTCAACATTTATTATTTTATTATTTTCTTTTGCTTCGCTTACTTTTTCTTTTTCTAAACTTTTTTTCTTCTCATTTTTCTTTATTTTAATTTTCTTTTTTTGTTTATTGCTATAATCTACAAGTTCTTGAATATCATTTGTTTTCAAATATTTTTTTTTTAGATCTATATATTTCCATCCATTATCTTTCGCAATTTCTTTTAGTAGTAAAATATTTTGATATTTTATTACTGTCTTAATAGAAGTATACAATTCTTCAGGAATTATAATTTTCGACATTATATTCTTATTTGTAAATATAAAAAAAAGTTTAAGTATCAATTTTTTTATTTTATTTTATTTTATTCTTCATTATTTTGAATAATAAATTTCTTTTTCCTTTTTGCTTCTAATATTACTAATAATTCATTGAAATCTAAATCAGATAGATATTTTTTGTGAATCTCTTTTAGTAATTCCACATTGATATTATATATCATTTGTTCTAATGAATCTAATGTAAATGATGATACTGAATAATCCATATTTTCTTAATAAATAATATTAAGTAATTATCAATTTTTTTCTTAATAAGATTTAGTTTTTAATATTTTATATTTTATTTCTTTTTAATACATTATTTCTTTTTAATACTTGATTTCTTTTTAATACTTGATTTCTTTTTAATACTTGATTTCTTTTTAATACTTGATTTCTGTTTTTCAATATATCCTTTTTTTAGTTTTTGTTTTATTAATTTTTCCATAATTTGTGTTCCTATAATTACATTGCCTTTATAATTATGTTTTGTTGTTCTAATATACCCTCCAATTTTTCCATATCTAACTTCTATAAATTTATTATCTGAATTCCAGTAATCGTGAATTTCCCAAAATTTTGATGATTTTTTATTAATTAATTCAAAATAACGCATATAATATTATACTATATTTAGTTTTTATCTATTAAATCAACTATATCCAACTTTATTAATTCATCTTTATCCATTTTAATATAAAAACTTTTATCACTAAATTTTATTTTATAATGTCTATTTCCATTTATTAACATAACAAAATTATTACATAAATCAATATCTTTTACAAATCCACCTTTACACAATTTAATATTATAAAAATACTTTGAATTAATATATCTTATATAATTACCTTTATTTATATCTTTTATTTTAGAACAATATTTATAATTCTTCAACTTTTCTAAACTTTCAAGTAAATTATTCTTATTTTCTTCAAAATCTATAAATTCTCTATATATTTCTAATACATTATCCTTTATTTCTTCTTCTATTTTACTCTTAGACATAATTTTTCCTTCTCTTCGGTTATGTAATATATTTTTGACTAAATCAATATCCATTTAATATTAAATTATAGTTTTTTTTACAAAAAAAAAATATTTTTATAAATAATGGATAAATTTTTGAATATTAAAGAAAAACCTATAAAAACTAATATTTTAGAATTAATTAATAAAAAAGATTCAAGCGAAGCAACAGAATCAACAGAAGAAACAGAAGCAACAGAAGAAACAGAAGAAACAGAGGCAACAGAAGCAACAGAAGAAACAGAAGAAACAGAAGAAACAGAATCAACAGAAGAAACAGAAGCAACAGAAGAAACAGAATCAACAGAAGCAACAGAAGAAACAGAATCAACAGAAGCAACAGAAGCATCAGAGGTAACCGAAGAAATAAAAAACAAATTATTAGACCAAGAAATGGAAAACTTAGAGAAAGATTTCAAAAAGATAGATAATAGAAAAAGAAAAAAAACAAAAAAGGAAGAATTATTACTAAGAATATTTAAAATATTAAATTACGATGTTGACCAACTTGAAGAATTAACAAGTATAACTATTCAAAGAGATTTATTAAAAGGTAAAAAAATAACAGAAAAAATTTTAGAATTAGTACCAGAACTTAGGGAAGTATATAATTCCGCATATCTGACTTGTCTTCACGATAATTCCATTTATAAACAAAAGTTTCCTGTTATTAATTTAGTTAGACAAATTCTCAAATGTAATTTCTTTTTAATGACACCCAAAGTTGTATCTAATGGATATGAAAAAGTAACAGGTAAAAAGATAGTTACACGTATTTTTGTTATAGAAAAAGAATTATTTTAACTTTTTATTCTTCATTAGATTCTACTACTTGTAGCATACCTGCTTTATATAATTTATATAAATTTTCCTTTTCTTTTTTTACTTTCTCTTTTTCAATTAAATCTTCCATAAATATATTATTAGTTTTAAGATTAACACTCCATGTTAATTTCTTATAACCATTAAGTAATACTATATAATCCGGAAAACCATTTTTAATTAATACTCCTCCAGTTCTAAATAAACCTTCATCTGTTATATATTTTATTCTTGCCCCTAATATAAGTTTATCGCAAAATTTATAAGGTATTCTTACATATCCTTCTAAAGAACTAATTATTTTATCCTTATCTTCATTTAAAGTATCATGTATTGTTATACCTTCTTTTTGATAATTATCTTCACCTATTCTATGTAATTTAGACATATATATTGTAAGAACTTATTTTTTTATATTCATTTTATATTTATTCATTTTATATGTTTTTTATATAAATTATATTTATCACCTAATATATCTAAGTAATATGCGGAAACCCAACCCAATATAGTTCCTATATTATCCCCAATAATATTTATAAATGAGTCTGCTTTAGGTTTTCCACCAGGCCAAAAAGTAAAATAATTATTAATAAATTTCATACCTGTATTAGTGTTTTCTATTATTTCAAATAAAATATGGATAATAATCCAAGATACTAAATTAATACCGAAAAAATAAGAAATAACACCAACCGAAAAATGTAAATATGTATATTGGTCAAATAAATATTGTCCCATTATTTATAATATATAAATATATAATGAATAAAATGAAATTAAACTTAAAATCTAAGGATAAATATCTTGATTTATTTCCAGTTCTTTATCTTCAATTATATCGGGAATGTGATAATTTAATTTCATATATTTATTTATAAAATCTTCTCTACCTTCTTTATGGATAAAATTATCATTTGCTATTTGAGATAATATTTTTCTATTTTGTTCTTTGATAAGTTCAACGTAAAGATACATACTTTTAAATGGTAAATTACTTTTTTCTCTTTTTACCTTTTCTCTTATTTCCATATTAATTTTCATATTACATAGTTTTCGTCCTTCTGGTATAGTTTTTTCTTCATTTTCAATATTGGGGTTTTCCATAATATTTTTTATCAATATAATATATAATGGAAATAGATAATCAATTTTTTAAGAAAAAATTAAAAGAAAGCGTAAAGGAATACTTAACTATTGATAATGAAATAGCAACTTTACAATCGGCTATTAAAGAAAGGAAGAAAAAAAAAGAAGAATTATCTTCTTTTATTTTAGGAGCAATGAAGAGTAACGAAATACAACAAATGAATATTAATAATGAAAAATTAGTATATTCTGTCTCTCAATGTAAAACACCACTCAATAAAAATTACCTAAATAATGTTTTAACTAATTATTTTAATAATAATGATAAGGCATTGGATGTTATAAATCATATATTAACTAATAGAACTAAAGTTGAAAAAGTAAAATTAAAAAGAGTTGCTGAGAAAAAGAAAAAATTAAATTTAACAGAAGAATAATTTCAACTTATAATAAATTATTTTATACTTATATAATAATGGAACTTATCAATATATTCATAAGTATATTAATAGTATTATTCGTATCCCTTATACTTAAAATAGAACTAAAAAATATATTAGTTATAGTAATAATATCTACTATAGTATTATTTATTTTAGCAATTAAAGAAAATAAATTTGAAGATCCAAATTTATATACTATTAATAAACATATTCGGAACTTAAATCACCATATTTTAAATAGCAATAACTTAGCAGAAAATAACTTAGCAGAAAAATCCGTAGCAAATAAATTAGAAAATAACTTAGAAAATAACTTAGTCGAAAATAATAATTTAGGGAAAAAGAATTGTAAATTAATGACTACTATGGATAATATTATAGATCCTTGTATGTATAACTTAGAAGATTGTACAACAGATATGACTTGTATTCAAAAACCTAATAAATATAATTTATTTCCCAGACATAATGAAAATATACCAAAAGTACCTAAAAGCAAAAAGGTTGATGGAATAGTAATAGAAAATTTCATATCTTCGAGTAATCCTTTTCAAATGAATGACCTTTCTGTACCATTTAATTCTAGTATAATAGACCCATATGAACATTATGAAATGATTAAAAATGAAAATTTGGGAGATGAAGTTTGTTCAGAATCATTAGGAAATGATTTATGTTTTCACTGTAGGAAAGGGCATTGTGTAGGAGGAGTTTGTAGAAATGCTTCAGAATCTAAACCTGGAAAAATATTTAATAACAAAAATAATAAAGTATTAATAAACGCACACCCTTATTCTGAAAATCAACCAGTTATAAGAGTATCAAATCCGGATTATAGTATATAATTTATTTCTTTGTCTTTTTTTTCCTCTTTTTCTTTTTCCCCTTATTATACTTAATTAATCTTTTAGATAAAAGATTATTAGATTTCCATCTTTTTATTGTGTTTTTTTTACTTTTATTAATATTAGATTGTTTTGGTTCTCTAAAATTTTTATTTTTTCTAATTTTTTCAATTTCTTTAGAAACATTATATTTTATATTTCCATTCACAACTTTTTTTTTACCTTTCTTATAAGCACTAATAATAATTTTATCCATTTCTTCTTTAGTATAATTATGAGATTGTAAATACACAAAATTCGGATTTGAAAAATACCCCATTTAATATATTATAGTTATATATTTATATTTTCTTATAATTTGAAAAATAAACACAATTTTTAATTATATATTAGACAATATTTTTTTTAATTTGTTCAAATATTATAAAATTAATATGAATTAATCTTATAAAAATGGAATCATATCATAAACTTAAAGATATACACTTTGACCCTAGCAACTATGATGACGATATTTGGTTTTGTGAACAAGAAGATATTTCATATTGTGCCTTTAGCGAAGAACCAATACAAGACCCTGTAATTATTATTAGTGAATATACTTTAGCACATTACAAATATTATGTATCTATCTGTTGTCTTAGAAATCTTAAGAAATTTTATGAATGTTTAGGTACTCAACCTCTCAAAATTATATTTAGAAATAATATTAATGACGATATTATTCGACACTTTGGACTAAATAAAATTTCAGATTTAAATTTAGATAGAAAATACTATATCCAAACAAATGAACTTTATTTAGATACAAATGAAATTTATATGAATAATAACGAAAATGGATATATAAGACAATCTGACGAATCTGAATCAGAAGATAGTGATTTAAGTGATAGTGATTTAAGTGATAATGATTTAAGTGATAATGATTTAAGTGATAATGATTTAAGTGATAATGATTTAAGTGATAATGATTTAAGTGATAATGAATTAGAAGAATTAAAAGAAATTAAATTATAATAAAGGATTAACCTTTTTAAAATGCATATTACAATATCCTTCTTCTGTTTTAATACCAAATTTACATTGGTTCCCCTTATTTTTCCCTGTTTTTAATATATATTTACATTTATTAGGTATCAACTCTATATTTAAGGGTTGATTTGGATTTTCTTTTAATTTAATATACTCTGAATGAATATATTGTTGCGGCATTTGTCCTGGTATTAATGGTAAAAAACCACCGTCCTTCCTACAATATGGACAGGTTCTCTGTCCCTTAAGAGATTTATAAGTCATGTAAATACACTCATAATGGAATTTATGACCGCATTTTAATGTTACGCATTTGGTATTATCATTTACATTTTTATTAATTTTATATTCATCATAACAAATAAGACATAAATTAGAATCGTCAAAATTTTCATCTTTATCTAAATCTGAATGGATTATCATTTAGATTAAATATTTGAAAATATTTTTAAATAATTTATATTATAAATAATATTACAGTGTTAAGATATATTTGTAAACAATAATAAAGAATTCTTTATTGCTTGATCCATATTAAAATATTTATAATTTGCCAATCTCCCCACAAAATACACATTTTTTTCTTTTTCTGCCATTTTTTTATATTTTTCATATAATTCCATATTTTCCTTATTTGGTATAGGATAATATGGTTCCCCCTTATCATTTGTAGTTTCCGAAACTATTATTGTATCTTTAGATTTTTGATTTAAAAAATGTTTATATTCTACTATTCTGGTATAAGGATATTCTTTTTCTGGATAATTAACCACTGAATTAGGTTGATAATAATTCATATTTTTATGAATCTCATATTTAAAATCAATACTCCTATATTCCAACTTAGGTAATCCTAAATTAGAATAATAACTATCTATTGGACCAGTATATATTATTTTTACATTTGATAAATCATTTTCTTCCCTAAATTTGAAAAAATCAGTTTCCAATCTTACTTCTATTAAAGGATTATCCAATAATCTTTCAAAAAAATGTGTATATCCATATTTAGGTAATGCTTGATATTTATCATTAAAATACCTTGTATCAAAATTAGGTCTTATTGGTATTCTCTCTAAAACAGACTTATCTAACTCATTTGGATATTTATTCCATTGTTTATATGTATATTCCTTTACCATTTTTTCATATAATTCATTCCCTATTCGCGATTTAGCCATTTCTTCACTATTCTGAATGTTTTCATATTTTACTTGATTTTCATTTAACCACACTTTTACATCTTCTCCGTTTTCTAAATTTTGATTACATAATTCATTAATAGTTGTTATATTCACCGGCATAGAAACAAATTTATTATCTACATAAGATAATACTTTATGTTCCCACCTTTCCCATTTGTCAAATTTATTTATATATTCCCATACTTCTTCATCATTAGTATGAAATAAATGAGCACCATATTTATTTACTCGAATATTAGTTTCTTTATCAATATAATCATAACAATTACCACCTATATGGTTTCTTTTATCTATAATTAATACCTTCTTCTTTAATTTATTAGCAATTCTTTCTGCTAAAACCGCACCACTTAATCCACAACCTACAATAAGAAAATCATTTAACATTATTTTATAATTTAAAAAATTTCTTAAATAGTAAATTAAGGTTAATATAAGTTTATTTTTTAATATATA